CTAACACGATTGTGTGGTGAATCTTTAATTCAGACCATCCATCAGGTAAACCCCATACATCTTGGTTAGGAACATAAGACGCTTCTTCACCTGTACGTTCATCTAACAAGTAGCCGTCAGTGTTGGAGTATTCTCCACCATCTTCATCAAAGTATCTGTAAACATATCCATCTGCATCTTCAGTGCCTGCCCAAGCTTCACCATCATCACCAGAGTCTTTAAGTTTATACGCAATGATTGCTTTCTTACCAGAACCATTGATGTACTCACCTGTGATAATTGAAGTCATAGTTTCGTAGAACTCTAATCCAAATAAAGGAACTAATGTAGAATCTTCATACATGCCTTTAGTTGTTTGATTAATAGTCATGTACTTCTCTACTAATGGGTCTGAAATCATATCAAACGTGAATTCAGGAGAAGTAATAACATGATACTTACCATTTGATCTAGGCTTAATCTTAGCACGCTTTAATTCTAAAACGATTAATCTTAAGTCTAACATGCTTGGTGCACCTGTTGCTATTCTCATAGCTTCAATGTCTGCAGCTCCACCTGCAAATCGTTTTTGTGCATTTAACATTAAAGCTTCTCTTGCAAGTAAGTCTAATGTTTCAATAGCTACGATTGCATATTGCTGTGAGTAATGTGCAACAACTGGGTCAACTACTTTGTAATCTACTTCATCAGTAAATTCCATGTAACGTCCATACCCGTGTGCATCCAACTCGTACTTCTCTACAGAACCTTTATCAGACTTAGGTGGAATACCTTCAGCTAATGGCTCAGTATGAGCATACAATGGTGCCCATCTTCTCATAGTTAATTTGTCTGCTTTGTTTTGGATTGGTTGTTCTTTAGCGTATCTATAGTAAACATACTGGTCTGCATCATAACGGATGGTATCCAATAATTGCTTAGTATAGAAAATCTCAGGGTTAACTAAGTTTGCTGTTGATTGATTTAAGTGTCCGATCACCGTATTAATATCAGCGGTAGAATTTAATTGCATAACCTCACTCCTTTCATGAGTGTAATATAATAATCACCTATTTTATAACTTATCTAATATCTTATCTAATTCAGCTACAGAGCTTATTTCTTTTTTCTTGGCGCCGCCCTTACTTCGCTTCTTAGATTTTCCACTATTTTTATCAGCCGCTTCGTCTCTCTTTAATGCTTCCTCTACTGCTTTGTCGACCTGTTGCTGTACAATCTCATCAAAGTAGATATTCTTATACAGTCCAACCCAGTCTTCCTTCTGACCTAACAATTGGTATCCTTGCTCACTTGCTTTCTTAGCAAACTCAGTAAGTCGGCCATTGTCTACACCGAACTCATCTTTAATTCTTGCGAATGAATCTGCAGCGTGGCGCTGGATATCCTTTTGACGGTATGCTTGTAATTCTTTCTGTGCCTTGGAGTCGGCGATTACTTCCTCTTTCTTTCGTCCAGAACGTTTTGCAATCCCGTTGTAAGCCAAATCGTTGAGCTTCGATAATGCGTCATCTTCTTTTGGATCAATGCCTAAACCTCTAGCTAGGTTATCAATTGCCTCTTGCAACTGTTTATTCTGCTTACGCATTGCGGCAAAAGCGTGATGATCCTTCGGCTGTTTTTTAGCGGGTTTCTTTGTTTTCTTAGATTCGTCTTCTTCTGTTTCTTCATCTTCTTCTGTTTCTTCATCATCAGAATCAGTGGCTTCTTCATCTTCGTCAACGTCTACATCTACGTCGTCTTCTTCAGTTACCTCATCATCTTCATCAACAACATCTACTTCAACTTCTTCCTCGTCTTCAGTACCCATGTTGTCTAACAATGCATCTAATTCAGAGACACTGCCTACATCTTTAGTTTCTTTTCCGTCCATTTGCCTCTCCTTTACGCTATAATTCTATGCGGCTAACACGATTATAGGAATGTACTATATACACACACTTAGGGGGTGCGGTCCCACTACATACAGTATATCACTATCTTTAAATTCTTGCAAATAAAAAAGTCAGGTTTAACCCTGACTTTCAAAAGGAGAGATCTCTGACTGCATCTGCGGAGCTTGTTCCCGTGGGTCTACTTGAGTTTTACCCTTGTTCTTCAAGATATCTGCAGTTGCCACCATAGCCTCAGCAGGATCCATACCTTTCTCAGTAAGTCCCGCATATGTGAAGACTGTTTGCGACACTTGGTCGATATAGTCTTGCTGACGTTGTACATTCATTCGATCTAATAAATACTCTTTGTTAGGTAGGTCTTGGAACATTAACCATTCTTCAGGAGTGATTAGGTCAACCTGTTGGTTACCTGCTGCAGCATATTGCATCTGCTTTTCCATTAGAATGTTAGCCATCTGTGCTACACGCTGTTGTGACTTAGGTAGTACAGCACTAATGTTCAAGTCATAATCAAACAGAGTATCTGAGTCAATATTAGGAAAGTCTACCGTAACAGTAGTGTATTCCGTTTCGTTAGGTCTCTTAAAGAAGTAATGTCTCTTTGGAGAATATTCTAACATATTTAGGAGGATAAGTTGAGTTAATCTTTTAGAGTACTTCTCGTAATTTACAATCTTAGGCTGGTCGATTGCTGTTACTTGATTAAGCATATTCTCCATTCCACCTGTCGTTAATATTGACCCTGAGTCTCTGCCTGTGTATCGGTCGTCAACACCGGTAATGTTTTTAATATCAAATCCTAAATTGGAAATGATGCTAAGCCCTTGAGCAGACAGCTCTGGGAATCTGTGGTAATGAACAGCCTTACTTGAATCACCTTGGGTAATAAAAGTGTGGTCGGCATCATTACCATGTTTCTTAAAGGCTCTAATGTTTAATCCAGAGTTTTTATTAACATACCTTGGAGGTCGTTGATTTTTATACTCTGCTGTTAAACCAAAAGAGATTGTTAAGTTATATGCTAAAGAATTAGAGAAGACCTTTGCAGGTTCACTCAATCCAAAGACATCATTACTAGGTAGGTTACAATATACTACTGCATAAGGTAAGATTGCTGGCTTACGCTTTCTAGTGAACAGTATCTTGCTAAACCCTACTGAATGTATTTCCCATAGGTCACCATCTTCATCAAAGATGTATGATTCAATTATTTTGAACATATCTTTACCTTGACTGGCAGATTTACCTTTATCTGTAACAGGGTCTACACCTGAAGATTCTGAACCGTAATTAATTCCATGTTCATCTAAGTATTCGCTAAATGCATCTACATAATCTTCATCTCTAAGAATAGCGTTCTTATGTAGGTGGTCCCACTCGAATGCAAAGTTGGCATCCTCTATCTCATCTACATATGGGTCTGACATAAACTTCATTGGGTCGACATTACTAATATCAGGCTCACCTTTGTAGAAGTTATCTCCACTACCACCTGCCTTAGTGTTATCCCAGGATACTTTGCTGATACCTTTGTTCAATAAGGCAGCACGCTCTCCTGCTTTCATTTGGTAGTAGCTAACCATACCCTTAGACCAGGCTTGGTCGATTGCAATATTGATATGGGTGACAATGTCCTTATCATCTTTTGATGTAGGTTTTAATGTGGCTTGTCTACCAACTGTGTAGATATTTGCTAAGAGATTAGATTTAACGTAGGCCACATGGTTTGTATTGTTTAATATCTGGTAAGGTGGGAACTTAGCTCCAATGACATCCCACATCATTCCCTTATCAGTCCCGTCTAAAATTCTTGCTCGCTCGAATGCTGGACTATAAACGGACATTGTTTCATCATACAGTTCTCGTAGGGTTTTCAGATTTATATCTTCGGGTAATTTACTTTTTGTCGTCATATGATCCACCTCCGTGCATTAATGAGGTAGCATGCTGGACTGATTGTAGCAATTCCCCCATCTGATTTTTATAATCTTCCATATCTTCTTCATCTTCCTTGGTTAACTCTGGTTCAGGTAACTCTGGTTGGACATATTCGTGGATGATTCTAAATTGTGCTGGATATGTCCGACATATGTAGATGATCGTGGCGCATATCACTAATATACTAAAAAATCCGTACATCATAACCTTCCTTTCCTAAAATCAAACATTGTTGGCCCTGTATCTTCCGCTAATAACGGAGATGCCAACGGATTGGCGTAGTATCTTTGGCGTTCGTCGGAATCTTCTGCTAATGAGTAGCTAGGCCCGTAGTGGCCCCCCACTAATTTGCTAGGGTCTGCAGGTAATTCCATGCATATCCACTCAAGTGGGTTAATGGCGTGGTTGTTTTTGTCTACTGGTTTGTCCTGTGCCTTAGATGACTTGTTCAAAGACTTCTTAGGGAACTTATAATCCTCTAATTGCTGGATAAGGTAGGTACAATTGTTCATGATACGCAATCTACCCGACTCCATGTAGGTGTTCGTCCTAATAATTCTAGCATCTAACTGTACATGCCCTGGTTTAAAGAAGATACCGTAGTCTTCAAAGTGTGAGTACAAGGTCTTCTTCTCATAATCCCTCTTGGCTCCCGACTTCGGATCCATGATTGGCTGTGTTACCCACATACCTGTAGGGACATGGGAGGTAAACTCCTGGAATGCCTTAGCTAAGTGTTCCATATTCTTATTATTGGTGACGAACTCGTCATATATGTAGAGGATACCCTGCTCCTCGTCGACAGCTCCTAAGAGATAGACGAAGTCATCTGCTAATCCGTAGTCACATGCTAAGATGTGCTTGAATTTTCTAGGGACTTCTGCTTTAGGAATGACACAGTTAGGTGCATTAGGGTATACCAGTCCTTCAGAGTAGCTGAAAGATGACAGCACATACCTAGCAACCCACCAGTCAGGTTTGTTTTTAGATATCTCGTCTATAAACGCAGGTGGTAGATACGCATTTGCATCAGTAGAGGAGACATGGCTTGATATATTTGGGTCCATGTTATTCTCTAAGACACTGTAAGTATCTAAGATGTTCCCGTGTTTATGTATTTCATGTGAGTTTAACAGAACATCTGACCTAATATAGCCACTGTCAGGGTTGGATTCAATGATTCCTTTACGCCAATCGTGTGCGATCTTAGGAATCGGGATTCCATTGTGGTCTTCATAGATGATATTGCCTCGTTCATCTCGCTCTGGCACTGCAGAGTTCAAG